TGGCTTGCCGAGACATCCGGCGAGCCGATGTGCCTCAATGCGCTTGAGGATGCAGGCTGCGATGGGGTGATTGCAGAGATCTCCAGAATCATCTCTGATCCGGCAACTCCGTGGGAAGCTCTGAGCGAGGAAGATACGGAGTACATCCGCGACACCCTCGCAGCATGGGGGATTAAATAATGGATCGGGTCTGCGCGCTTTGCGGCGCGCACTTCGACGGACGAATGCAGAATATCTGTTGCCCGGCGTGCCGGAAAAAGCCGGAAGCCGCATCGTGCGAAGTTGTTTTTGCGTATGCCAACTGCATCGTTTGCGGGAAGCCGTTCCCGCTGGATGGCAGGCGGCACAAGTGCTGCTCAAATGAGTGCCTAGCCAAGCGACAGCGGCAATTACTCTTACAGGACAAAAAAGCCAATCCAGAGAAATATTATGCAAAACATCGTGCGTGGTACGCCAAAAACAAGGATAGTATTAACGCCAAGAGGCGAGAAAAGGCTGCGTTGGAACGGGAACTCGAAGATAAGAAGCGGAAAGAGGCTTTGGAGCATGAATATAAGCAGTTCAGCCTCTTGTGGCACAAGGCAATTTCCACAGAGAGCCGCGATGATTTTGTATCCGGCCCAAACTCCGCAGGCGTTCCGGACTCGGTCGCCCCGGAGGATCGCAACCGCATTCTCGGCGAGCTGTGGGATGTAGCGCACATGTCCGTCCGCGAGATTCGCGCTTTTTCCGGGCTCTCGCAGCAGGCGTTTAGCGATTTCTTCTGCATCCCGAGGCGTACTCTTGAAGATTGGGAAGGCTCCCGCCGTTCCTGCCCGGATTACCTCCGGCTCTTGCTTGCGCAGGCCGTTGGTGCCTACAAAAGAATATAAGTCGCAAACGGAGGGAATAAAAACGAAAACTACGATTTACGCAAACTATGGCATGCTTGCCGCCGAAAAACGCTGTGTCTACACCGAAAATAAAACCGATGCCACCGTTTCCGAGCCTCTTGATATCATCATCCCGGAAAAGTTCGCGCCCTATGAGAATGAAGCCGGCGAGATCGTTGTAACGCTGGACGGCTACAAATACCTCCTGCGCGAAGTCCTGTGCGGTGATGAGCACCCCTGTATCATGATCCCCGGCTACACCACCAAGTACGAGCGCCTGGCGCGGGCCTGAGTAATGAGGCCTAAAAACGCCCCGACAGGGTTTCTCCTGTCGGGGCGTTTGTTTTGCTCAATATCTAGTGTGCATCATTTAGTTTTTATCATCTGCAGCTTTGCTGCCGTGTGCCGCGCTCGTGCGTAGATCTGCGGCAGTCTGCGGGTGATCGTGCTCCGCGCCATATCTAGCTCCACCGCGATATCAATTTGCGGCGTCTTACCCATGATATAGCGCCGGACGATCTCCGCGTCCTGCTCACTGTAACCTGCCTGTGCTATGATCTGCTCCCACTCGCCTTGCAGCAGGCCGGTCAAATCCTCTGGAATCCGCACCCTCGCGCTGATCGTCACCACCTCCAATCCGGGTGGCGCGGCACACGGGGCGCTACTGCTTATGACTCAGGATCGGAATGTTCCCTTTATTACTAACTTCGAGATCCAGCGCCTTTGCGATGTCCCGAATTTTGATGTAATTCGTGCCGTCCTTCAAAATGCGCTCGACCTCGATCTCCTTTCCGTTAATGATCATCTTGCATTTACTCACCATTTCGATTCTCTCCTTTACCATTTCCCGGAATTTCTTGATACCCTCCGGATCGTCCACCCAATACTTCGGGCAGAGCTTCCCGGTCACGTCGTAGTGCCGGATGATATGATCGACCGGGATGTTATACTTCTCGCAGAGCCTTGCGGCGAGGTCTGCGGCATTGGCGATAGTCTTTGCCGTTGCCATTACGCGTCCATCCCGCTTCGCGTCGCACATCTCGATCCCGATGGAATTGTAGTTCCGGCAGAATGGGTGTGTGTAATGATACGCGCCGCAGTGGAAGGCTACATAGTCCTCCGGTACGGAGATCGTGATGGAATCATCATCCACGAAAAAGTGGGCGCTTGCCACAGGATTGAGCGGCTTCTGGAAGTACTTGCCGTTGCTGGTGTCAGAATCCCCGTCGTTGGCCGTGTAGTGCATGACCAGCCACTCAATGGGCCCGCCGCGTTTCATGCCGTAGTTGGCCCGATGGGCCAGCATCGTTTTAATTGGTACCATTACTTTTCACTCCTATCCGTGCATAATCTCTTCGAGGTCGATGCCTTCCAACTCGGCTCGCTTGTTAAGGATGTTGAAGTACAGATCCATTGCGTCGGACTGCTTTTCGAGCAAGTCCAGCGGGCATGGCGGATTGAAGTCAAGAGTGCCTGCGCGATACCGTGCAATCGTTCGCCAGAGCTTTTCTCTTCGTTCATACAGCTGCGCATACTCCGCCAAAAACCTCTGCTTATAGTCTCTGCTTGTCATCATATCTGCCGTTTCCGCGATTTTAAGCATTGTCAGCACCGTCCTTTCCATTTTTGCCTCCGTAAAGCTCATGGTGGAGCGTCAGCACCGCCGATTCGATCATCTTGTCCACGGTATCAGAATCAAACTTGATGCCCTTCTCGGCGAGGTAGTGCAGCACATACGCCTTTTTCTCCGCGCCCTCGTTGGCATTGTAAAGCTGCTCCGCCGCCTTGACCGCGATCTCCACATACGCCTGCCACTTTTTGAGCTTGTCCGCGCCGACGCGCTCCTTGATCCACGGGATCAAAAATGCCGATACCAGCGCCGAGATCAGCGCGATCACTGCCGAAATGATGTTTGTGTAGTCCATAGTTTGCTCCTTTCAATCTTTGAGCACGATTTCCAGAAACCGTGCCTTTTCCTCTGCCGTATATGTTTCCGGCAAACTCTCGATGTACTTGATTGCGTATTTACTTCTGTTCTCATTCTTTGCCTTCCAGAGGTAAAACATCCCAATCGCCGTCGCAAATCCGATGACTGCCAGCGTGACCTCCACACTCAGCACGCCGAGCACATTCAGGATAATGCAAACGACGCTTGCCGCCGCGCTGCCAATCAGCAGCTTCTTAGAAGTCTCCATCACACGATCCCCGCATGAGCCAGTGCGAAGCCGACCAGCGCCCCCACAATGGCCGTCACGACCGCCTTGACCAGCGCTTCCCATTTTCCGCCCGGAATGGCCTTTAGACTTTTCACATCATCCTTGATCTCGCTGACATTGGCCTCGATTGTCTCCTGCTTCGTCGCCAGCACCTCTACCGAGGTCGCCAGCTGATGCAGCGCCCGGTTGTCCTCCTCTAAGTCGTTGATGCGGTGCGTGTTGCTCTTAGAGCGCTGGTCGATCTCCACGATCTTTGCCTGAATTCCATCGTCCATCTCTTACTTCCTTTCCCTGTATTTTTATGCCTGTTCCTGCCAGCCTGCCGGATATGCTGTGGGCGAATACACATTCGCGTCAATCAGGCTGATATAGTGCTTGCCCTCAAACGTGACCTTGTCGCCCTTTTTGTACGCATCGTGCGCACCAGTCGGCTGCACGAATTCTGGCCATTCATCCAGTGAAACGGCTACGAACAGCGCCGGTGTAATGTCCGGTGTCCAGTCTGCCTGTGAGGTATGCGCCTGAACCACGCGATATAATACACCATTGTATTGCAGCCGCTCATTGGCTACATAAGCGCGGCCTATAACCCACTGTTGGAATAGTTCTACTGCTTGCAGCGCATCTTCATCAGCTAGGCTCACAGACGCTTTTTCAATATAAGGCCGTAGTGCTCTGGCCCTTTCTGTGTAGGTCATCATTCCGCCTCCCCAAGTAAAATTTTCGCCGCGTTCTCTGCATCTGTGAGTGGCATTGCCGCGCCCATCTCTTCGTAGCTGCCCTCTGGTTCTGTGCCTTTCAGCAGCTTGCCCGCAAGCCGGAACACCGTATCAGACAGTGCCTGATATTCCTTCCCGTCCTCGTCGGTCAGCACCACGGCCATCTTCGCACAAAAGCCCTCGGCCTCCGCTTCCTCGCACGGCACATAGCATCCGTTGCCGTGCAGTTTGATGAGCACAATGCTGTCCGCATACCCGGCAAACGCACCCTCTTTTTTTACTGCATACATGGCATCACCCCGAATTTCTCAAAATAGATCTGTTTCAACCGTTCCGTGCTTGCTGTCCGCAGCCGGTTCTTCCAATAGCCGTTTTCCTGTGCCGGCCACAGCTCATCTACAAAGTCCTCGCCGCATCCGTGCTTTGTATACCAGCGGTAGAGCTTTTCCAACATCGCTTGCCGTCTCTGCCCTTCGTCGGTGTTTGGCCGGAAGTGCTCCCAGCCGTTTTCACTCGTCACGCAGCAAATCGGCTTGCCATTGAGATAGAGGAATTTTTCATTCTCCTGCAAAATCGTGCCATATGGGATAGTGACCTCACCAGAGATGGATTTTCCCTTGAAACGTTTATATGTGATGTAGTCCATATTTCCTCCTATACGCAAAAGCCGGGCGCGAAGCCGCGGGAACGTTCGCCGCCGGTGGAGCCGTCGTGGCCGCTGTCAAACACACTCACAAAAGTTGCGGTCCTGTTGGCCCTCGGGGAACGGAGCCACCAGTCAACGGCGGTAGTTGTCGAGCTGTGATTGTATTTGACCTTGCTATTCCCGGCGGAATAATAGGCATACTGCGCTTGCTTGTTTTTCTCATATGTGTTTGCGTAGGAAATGCTACCGAAAACCTCAAACTCCGAGAGGAGAAAAAAGTAATCCGTCGTCGCCGTGACGTAGCTCTCCACATTGCCGTTGCCATTGCCTGTGTTGTCCGTGTACTTGGTAACGGATTTGAGCATGGCGCGGAGCTCCGTCGGAATGACTGCAATAATCGTTCCAGAATAGCTCGAGAGGCTCGTCCCGCAAATGTATGTGCGTATTAGCGACGTCTCCCATCCGAGGGTGTCCTTGAAAGATTCGCACATACTAAAGCCGCGGCCCTCAGCAAGGCTGTCATCATAGAAACTGTCGCATAGCGCAACGTCTGTGCCGCCGGACAGCGCCGTCTTGCCTAACTGAAAATGAATGCGGTTTGCGCCCTCTAGCCCTTGATTGTGGTTAAATCCGATGATAAATGCGTATGTTGTGTAATTCGAGAGTGTCAACGCACCAACCCTTCCGTTCAGTGTGACCGCCTTTCGGTCGCCGATACTCCAATAGTTCGCTCCCTCACCCTTGTCGGATATTTTTTTGATGGTCGCCCAGTCGTTATCATTCAGCACAGCCGAAACAAAAGAGAGCGTAACCGCGTAACGATCCGTAAAGGTGACACTTTTCGTACCGGACGTTTGCCCATTGTGCGTCGCCTTGACGCTCCATGTACCAGCCTCCGGAACAGTGAGCGCGCAAACTCCGTTGACCGACGTACCACTCACGGACAGACTTCCTTTTGTGGCAGTAACAGTTTCGCCTGATGTCACAGACACGACAATCTTCAATTCCGTGCCGGTCTGAATGGCCTGAATGGCTGTCACAAATCCGTCCGGGTAGACCAGTGGGTCAGATGTGCCGCCTTTCTTCCGGATAGCTGATGCAACCTTTGTCAGGTCGGTTGTGTTTGTCAAATATTCAGCCATCAGAAGCTACCTCCATTCGCGTTTGCAATGCTCACTGCCGCCCATGCACCGGACACAACACGCAAGAACTTTCCATTGTCCGAAGCAGTGACCGCGGGCAGCTCCTTCGCGCTCCATGCGGCCTTGTTGTTTTGAACGTCAGACACCGCCTGATCGATCTCTGCGCCAGTGTGCGCACTGTTGTACTGGTCTGCCATAAAATCACTCCTTCATGCAGAGAAATTCCTTGCCGTCTGCCGTCAGCATGGTCTTGGTCGTGCCGGACGGCACAAAACCATAGTTATCATTCCAGCTTCCGTCCGCCCCCTGTGCGTAGAGGGAGATTCGATATTCTCCGTCGCCATTCAGGAGAAAATCGTCGTAGATCTCAAAGGTCCGCTCCGTCCCCGCAGGGGTCTGGGAAAAGGACGCAATAAGCGCCCCTTTCCCTCGCCCCCAGTCCTCGCCGGTTTTCGTCGCGCGGCACTCGAATGCCTGATACGCGATGTCCGACGAGAACTTGACGGTGATGGAATCGAAACCGGAGACTGCCGAAATCTTATTCCCCGTGATGGTGAACGTCAGTCCCGGCGCGGCCATTATGCCACGCTCCAAGTCCCGGCGGCGTTCCGCACAAAGACCTTGATGATCTTCGTGCCGTCGCCGGAGGAGGCCGTCGCAAGGTCGGCACCCTTAATGGTGGTATTGATCGCCGTGGCCTTCTTGTAGCCGCCAGCCGTGCCGCTGGTGTTGCTGGAACCGCCAGTGGTGGGAATCTGCGTACCGGCGTCGTGTAGGCTGCTGGTGCTCGGCACGACACGCACCGTGTACTCCTCAAAGTCCACATCGGACGTGAAGGAGAACGCGCAGGTGTCGAAGCCGGAGACTTTGGAGATCGTGGTCTTGTCGGGGCCAGTGATCGTGACCACCGGAACCGCAGTGTTGACCGTGATGGAAGCTGTGACCGCAGCCGTTTCGTTGCCGACGTCATCCCGCACCTTGATATGCACGGTTTTCAGGCCATCGCCTTCCGTCAGGACGATAGACTTGCTGGCCGCGAAGGTCTCCCACGATGCGTCCGCTTCCGTTGCAGCCGCCTTGATGCCCCAGAGCTTCATCTGGTAGCCGGTCTTGGTTTCATCCGTCAACGTGATCGTTGCGGTGACGGTGTTGCTGGTTGCATACGTCGCGCCGCTGTTGAGCTTTAAGGCAAGCCCAGCCGGTGCCAGCGTATCAAGAATTAGATTGAAAAAACTTGCCATAGGTTATGCCCCTTTCTTTTCGTTCAGTTCGATGTATAAATATCCGCCCTGGCGGGTATAGATGGGTTCTTCGCCGATGCAGGCATTCTTGATGCCCATCTCACCGACAAACAACTCCTTGAGCTGTTCGTCCCCAACTGTGATCATTCTGTCACCCCCGAATCAGATACAGTGTCTTTGCGTCCTTGACGGCCAGCGCGTCATATTCTGCCCGGTCGAGGACTACAATGGTGTTGATCTGCGCGGATGAGACGTTGCCGCCGCCACTGCCGCCGGGTGACACCCGCAAGGGCGGCAGGTTGAATTGGATATTCGGCTTCCCGCCGATGTCAAAGTGAATCATTACAGCACCACCTTACTGATGGAATCGCTCACGCGGATGCCCTCAATGCTGGTGCCGATAACGACCGACTCCGCGCCGGTAAACTTGACGCGGATCTGAACGGCCTGAGAAGCGCTTTTGAACTGGAAGGTTTCCTCCTGCGTCAGAGGGAACAGGAAGTTTCCGTCTGTGTCCGTCGTGACCTCGCCGGGATAGATTTTGCGCAGCTTGCCGACGATGAACTCGATCATCTCAATCTTGGATAGGTCGAGCGGCGCGCCGTCCTGCGTCCCAGTAAATACAATGGCGTACTGGTCGCCTTGCATGATTTTTAGGCTCATTCTTCCGCCTCCAATTCGATCAGACCTCTCAAGAGGCACAAGTCCTGATAACTGAGCTTCACATTCTCATCAACGGGGATCTTGACAGGCTCGATCTCGTCCGCGACATCAACGTCGATGACTTCCTGCATCTTCTTCCGGTACTCGTCGATTTTATCATCATCGACGCGCCAACCAGTTCCGGTTTCGTGCCCCATCGTCTTCACAAGATACGCCTGACGCTCGTTGTAAAACGTCAGGGCATGGTCAAGCGAATCCATGAGCTTGCTGACCTTGTAAAGTGTTCTCGGTCTCATATCCGCCGCCGCAACCTTCCGCAGCGCTGGCATGGCCAAAACGATATTCCCAATCTTCATATTCCACCTCCTACGGGCGCATTGCGTGGATCAATTTGTTCAGTGCATTTTTGAAACTATACTCTCCGGTCGATAGGATTTCAGCCGATATAGTGGTTCCAGCTCGAACGTTCGGAAGTTTATTCAAACTTTGGCTTGAACGCCCCTCTAGGTACATAAATCCAAACCATAGAGCGTTACGAAGTCTAGTGAATTGAGCGGCTGTGATTGTGTCGCCAGAGGATACCCGGTAACTATCATAGATGTTTGTTCGCGTTAGTCCAGAAATCAGATTCAGCTTGTCTAAAAACACATTGAATGCCGAGGCCGTTAAGTTTGTAACTGGCTGGCCGGATTTTATTAGTGCTGCATCATTGTTCGTCCAAGAAAAATCAGACACATAGACCTTATTTGTAAAGTCGAAGGTCATTGTATTGTCTATTGTGGATGTCAACTTGATCGGTGTATCTATCAGGCTGCTTCCTCCGCGCCCATATCGGACCTGAATAAATGCGTAATTTGGAGAATACGTCTGATACGCCACAGTGTCTTTTATATCAATCGTATCTCCTTCGATTTCCTGAGTTAAGGTTCCGAGCAGGACATTGTTGTTTCCGGGGTTATTGCTCCAACATATTTGTGTGTATGTAGCCATAAAATCACCCGAACACCGCAGCCCCAATAGGGCTGTTTACTCCGTTTAACGTCTTGAATGCGCCAGAATCCGTGACATATAGAGAATTCTGCCCCGCCGTCATACGGACACCGCCCTCTGTGACGATGACGTAATGCCCGCCGAGGTCAAGATTGCTATTCCCACCGTAGGCCATGACAACGCCATTCGTGATCTGCGTCGTCCCTCCGCCGCCTGAATTGCCGGAGCCAGCGCCGATATATCCATAATCCACTTGTCCGCTTGCATCCATCACGTGGAAATAGCCGCCTCTCAAGCCAATCTCGTTCGCTTCGATGTACGGAGACTGAACTTTCGTGAAGTCTATATAGGTTGCCTGAATGTACTCCGGGACGTTGCTGCTCTCGATTTTGGTTTGTAAGTCCGCGTTCAGATCGCCAAACGTGATCGCGCCGGTCAGATTGATGTTGTCAGCCGTGATCGTGCCAACCTTTACCAATCCGGTAATCGAGACGCCATTTTTTGAGAGCGTGATGTTTGCACCGTTTTCAGCGGTCGTGTAAGATAGCGTCAGCCCGTTCAGATTGATGTCAACAAGGGCCTGTGCCTCGTCTCCATCGATCTTTCCGGAGACTTCAAGCGCGATCTGCTCCGTACTCTTGCGGATCTCAGAGAAGGATCTCGCGTTCATCCGCTCTTCTCTCGTCCGCGCCTGATACGGATATTCGTGATTGACCTCCGTTTCGATTGGAGCCTCAATATCTGCGCTCATAGAGACGCCCACTGTAAAGGCCGCAGAGGCCATAATAGAGGCGTTTCCATTGGGCTTGACGCTGTCTCCCAATTCAAGTGCTGGGTTGAAGAACGCCGTTCCAGCACTGTACGGAAGGTATTTTACGCCGTTCAGAACGCCACGGACGTAATTACAAATCTCCTGTGTGGCGTAAATGCAATCTGCTTGGATCTCGTATCCGGTATCCCCAGCGGAATACTGGGTGTTCGAATCCGGGTAGAGCGTTACCTTGCCGATGGTGGCTGTATCTCCGAGAATGTCGCAGCTCACGACCGGCACGTCGTCCGAGTTCGTCGGAGAGGCGAGACGGATAAGTCGGAGCTTTCCTTCTTCTGTAATAACGAAGTTGCCGCCAGATGCCGCAGCGATGCCGCAGAGGACTTCACGCATCGTGTAGACCTCTGTCGGAGAATCCACCGTGTAGGGCGCGATCTGGCTTCTGGAATCCAACTCGATGCCCATCTTTCCGCAGATATAATTCACCGCAGCCGACATCGCCATCGGATATGTTCCGGTGTTGTCGATGTAATCCTGCTCGGCTTTCAGCATCGCGTCGTATGCCGTAATGGTCATCCATCCATAAGCATCCGTGGAGCGCGTATCGATGTAGAACGTGCCGAACGGGAGCCAGTCTGTGGCCACATCACCGTAATCCTTCAGCCGGATATAGCACTTGATCTCCGCTGCCGTTGGGATCGTACCGTCCGGCTCGAATACCATATCCAGCATGGCCGAAGTAGCCTGTCCGATGGTAAGCTTATCCATCATGGATTTGGTGATCCGCGCAGATTTGATATCGCCGTATGTATAGGTTTTTCCGTTTATGACCGCCTTGAAGTCAACCTGATAGTCGCCCGCAAGTATGTCATTCCATTTTGCCGGAACTGTCTGCATTGCATCACCTACTTTTCAATGAGATTGAAGGTCGTACCCGTCCAGTACGTTTCTCCGCCCATAACGATCTGCGTTGTGCTCTCCACGGACGAGCCGTAAAACTTCTTCGTCACGACCCCGTCGATGGGGTCAAGATATGTGACGGAAATAAAAGACGGCTTCAACGCAGCGTTCAGCTCCATGAGCTTTTGCGTTGTCAGCCGTTTTGTCGTGATTGAGAGCTTCGCTTTGATTGCAATTCGCGTCCGGTGCATAATGCCGTCGAGCGTTCGCCCGGTCTGGTCGCTGTCTAGGTCGTTTCTCGACCACTTTAAAGAACCTTCCGGGAGGATGTCGGTAAAGTCCTTCCCGTCAATTTTGAATACTGCTACCATGCGTCACCTCACTGTCAGCGGCGCCCCGGACGCTCTGGACGCATTGGAAAGGCTTCTCTGCGTGACCTTTGCGAACTGGACACTATCGACCATCATAACCTTGCCCTCACGAATCGCCGAGAGAATTTCCCGAAGCAGTTCATTGCTGGCGCTCGTCTGCGTTTCCTCCCTGACGATCTGACGGATCAGGTTTTCCGGTGCCTCAATGTTGTTCCCACTCGTCTGATCTCCCAGAACGGCCATAAATTCCCGGTTTGGCGGGATGACCGCCCCCTGTGCAAGAGCCGGGACGCGCAAACTCGAAGATTGCGCGCTAACTCCTCCGCCGCCAAATCCAGAACCCGGTTTTGAGATCGCAGAAGTTTTCCCTCTATTTGCGTAAAATCCGCCGCGTTTTGGAACGCTGTCTGTTGTGATGTCGCCCCAGTGAATGGCAAGGCCAAGCGTGATGCCGACGACGCCGCCAACGATTCCACCAACAACACCGCCGATCGCTGCGCCGATCAAAGCTCCGATGATTCCAAGCATTACCGTTTTCAAGATGGCTGCCGCTTTTGTCTTTGTCGCTGCATCAATTGAGTTATCAAATTGAACCGCAGCGATTGAAATACCCAACCCTACAACAAGGCCTATTGCTCCTCCGACAAATCCGCCGAAAATCGCACCGATAATTGTGCTCAGTAGAGTAATGATTGTCGTAGTAAACAGCACCTTATCATTGCTTGGGTTGTCGAGTTTTCTAATCCAGTTGAGTGCTTTAATGCTGATTGCAGCTCCAACCACAAGGCCGATCACACCACCAGCGAAACCGCCGAAAATCGATCCGATAACAGCTCCTAGAATCGCAGTCATTACAGTCAAGAATGTGTCCTGACTATTCCAGCCCTCAAATTTCCCGTCTATAAAATCAAGAGATACAAGGCCGATACTTAGTCCGAGCAGTAAGCCGAGCGTTGCGCCCGTCAGGCCGCCGAACTTTGCGCCAAGCACAGCACCCAGAATTGATGTCAGCGCGACAATTGCAAGACGTTTATATTTTTCCGGATTGCTTGTCTTATCCAGCAGCGTACACCCAATCAGACCGATTGCGGCGCCAAGAAGCAGACCAATGACAGCTCCGTGCAGGCCTCCAAACATACCCCCAAGAACCGCGCCGAGAATACCAGAGAGTGCAATGATCCACGCATCTTTATTGTGCAGGATGTTTCCTCTGTCCCAATCGAATTTGAGATCTTTGATCTTGATCTGCAAATCCGCAGCGAGGTTTTTCAGCCAGTTTGGGAGATTCTTCAGGAAAGATGTCTCATCGAAATCAAAGCTGGCGTCCGTAGAACTCCCACCGCCTCCACCAGAAGATGTCTCCTGAACGAGCTGATTGATCTCGTCAAATGCCGCAAGCTGCTTCTTTGCTTCATTGGCCGCAGCGCCGACGCCACCGAGTGCCTTTGTCTCCTTGTTGAGATTTTTCGCCGCTTCTTTGGACTGCGAAATGGTCTTTCCGAAAATCCATGAAACAAGCGTCGCCAGAGCCATCACGACCTTTGTCACGATATTTACAAGGGCAGTAAAGGCCGGAATAATGACTTCGACGATTGGCTGCGCAAGGGTTAGAAGAGCGCCTTTGAGCTGTGCGATAGATGCTGCCGCCTCGCTATTGCTCTGGATGACATTCCCGAGCCACGTTCTAAATGAGCGGAACGCAGAAGTCAGAACAGAAAATAGAAATACCCGTCTAAATAGGTTCTTGATACGATTCCCGATTTTCTCCACACTCATCCCAACTCGTTCAATAGAATCCTGCATTTTTGTGCTTTTCCCATTGGCCTTATCGATCTGCTCTGAAATATCGCTATAATGCTCCTTTTCATCGGCAAGTCTCGCCGTGGCATTTTTGATTTTCTGATCATAGCTGTCTACACGGCCGTTTATTTTATTCCATTCAGACTGCAAGCCGCTCACAAGCGTTTTCTGGTCTGCGATTGTTTCTTTGCTATAAACACCCTTCGCAGCACTCTGCATCTCATAGAGCTTTTGTTTTGCGGCGTCGAGCTGTGCGCCCATCTCCTTTGCCTGTTCTGCCAGCGCATTTCTGCCGCTGCCCATCTCAGAAATACTCTTTTCGAGGGAATTGATCTTCTTTAAGGTGCTTTGGAGTTCCTTTTCGAGCTGTTTATTGTCAAGCGCCGTACTGAATGTGATTGTTCCATCTGTCATGTGTTCACCTTCTCTCTGCTATTACCCTGCGCCCCACTGTTTCAGGAAATCTTTCTCAGCATCGGAATAAACCTTCCTGAAATCAACCAGTTCTTGGTTTTTGCGGTACCATTCCGCATCCTCTTTATCGAGCTTCTTTCCCCGCGCCTTTTTATCGCGGATTCTGACGATTTGAGCAAAAGTACACTCAGAGCCGATTTCGTTATAGGCAGAAATAAACGTCCACCAATGGAGTCCGCCGGTGTTGTGTTCTGCGTCATAAGGAATCCCACGAATATCCGTTCCAAGCACGCGGTTCACCGACGATGTGATGTAAGGAAAATCCTGCTCCCAGTCAACCAGTTTTGGCTTTTTCTGCTTGTCTACCGGCTCACCACATCGAATAAACCAGAAGCAGCGTTCAACAAGATCCTCGATTGCTGGATATTTTCCCTGAAGGTCTGGATAGAACATCTCGACAATGCAGACCTTTTTTTCATAATCGCTGAGTTCACGGTCATCCAAGACAGAGCAAATATCGAAAATCACGCGGAAATCCGTTCTGATTTCGTATGAAGTGCCGTCAATCTCAACGGATGTCGGAAGGGTGTAATTCATCGGTTATATTTCTGATACTTGCCCATGTATTTTTGCAGACGCGGGTTTGTCGTAGCATACTCTTTCTCGGACGCATCGTCGACCGTTTCAATCACGCTCAAAATGAAGTTGCACCAGATCGGACAGCCACCCGCAAACGCATAAACATTGCAATCTCCAAATACATCCTTACAGAAATTCTCACCGAATATCTGATCAATCGTTTCGCGCATCTCCGCATCGCGTTTTCTTGCAATTTGGAAAAGCTCTGCGCCCTTCGCCGCGCTGGCCTCGCGCTCATACTCCGACTGTTTCTTATCCAGCGTGTCAAACGCATTAAACAGTTTTTCGACAAAAGCACTGTCGGTCGGATTGAACGTGATCTCCCGAACGCCGTTTACGCAGTATGTCTTAAAGCCATTGTCAAAATTCAGGTTTTCCATAGTTTCCTCCAAGTAAAATAGGGGGCATTGCGCCCCCCTTTATTAAGTGTCTGCCGTGAATGTGACCACGCCAGCAGCAACAGTCGCCGTGCCGGTGGTGCGCGTACCGCCGTAGGTAACGTCGATTGGCATGCCAATCGTGGAGCTGCCGCCAAGACCGGACGGCTTTACCATGCAGCTCGCATAACGCTCCGCAAATACATTGCCGGACGTGCCAGCGTATGTATGCACGATGAGCATATCGAGGTTACACAGCTTCGCCGCGTTCTGCTCCTTGACCGCAAGGTTCCAGATTTTGAGCTGCGCAGCGTCACCCGAGTCCAATTCGCACGGATCAAAAGTCTGCGTCATGATCGGCGTTTTCATCGTCGAATAGGTGTTGCCGAGAATGTCATTCTTGGATTCATCCTGCCAGTCGTATTCAACGGAGCTGTCCTCGACGCGCTTGCCAATCGCAGACCATACCGGAGTGCTGGCTTCGCCGGTGTTCAGGTACGCGATCATCATTTTTCTCTCAATGGTCGCGCCGGAATCAGTCAGAAAAGTCATGTCTGCCATTCGTTTTTCACCTCATATTCTTTTATAAATTGCACGGAGATCTGCACCATATAGGTTGCAGTCCCTTCCTCGTCTGCCGCGTAGAGCATCCCGTTCTGCGCGGTGATTTTTTCCTTACACGGAACGTCGCCAAATACCGGCGCTTTCCGTATCACAGACTGTTCCTGTACCCACTCTTGGAGCGCGGACACCCAATCTGCGTTGATCTTTGCGGATGCTTCTTCGCCCGGTGCTTTTTCAAACACATAGTACAGTCCGAAGTTGTATTGATTCGTGATCGTCACATTCCCAATAATGTCAGACGCCCTGCTGACCTCCACAAGGCCATTCGGGAAGATACCGCCATTGGATGGTACCTTATCCGTATAGTCGATCTGAAAGTCCGTCAGGGCGTCATATCGCGGGAACGTAGCGAGCCAGTTTTTCATTTTATCCAGTGCCGTCAATGTAGTTCTGCACCTCCTGAATCATCTGGCTTTTCTCTTTGGCGAGAAGCGCCCTATCCCAAAATGGGCCAGCGTCCGGGTTCTTCGTCTTGTCGTACTCCAAATCCCGATCTGTAACACGAAGAACTGTTCCTTTCTTGTACCGATACCCAACATTGGGGATGTAGGCTGGGCCTTTTCCAGTAACGGAATTGACCATCACTTTCCCGTAATACTGATACCGGGCATAAGGGGCATTGACTTCGATCTCGGTCGGAGATTTCACGAACTTTAGCTTCGTAGCGAGCGCGCCGGACTGAAATGGCATATAGCGTGTCATACGGCGACTGATCATGTTGGTCACATAGAGCTGCACCCGGCCATTGCTATCCAATCCATGATTTTTCAAAATCTGTTGGATCGGCTGCATCTCGACCTTTACCCGTGTGCTCATCCGCCCGCCTCCACATGAACCATTTGGCCGTTCCAGTATTTTGGGTCAACGTACTTCACCACGACAAGGCCGGGAACCTTCGTCGGGATCAGCGACGTCCATTTCGTAGCTTCCGCGCCAATTCCAAGCAGAACCTTATCTTCCGGAAACACGCACTGCTCCGAACATGGAATGACCAGCAGGAAAGAATTTGTTTCTTTGCTGCCGGTCTTATCCACATTTTCAGTTTTCTTGAAGTCCAGAAACGCCCTGTCATACACAGTCCGCGTGACTGCGTCCCCACGCTTGTGATAGACCGTGACGGTCTGGTTGCACAGGCGGTAGTCAACTGGATTACGCTTTGATACTCTCAGCATGACACACCTCGGTAAATGTCCAGATACCGCGACGCCGCCTTGTATAGCTGCCGATCCTGCCCCTTTTCGGACAGGTCAACGCCAAGAGCCGTAGGCGATCCATAGCTCACAGACACACTCCCGATACTGGCAGAGGAAACCGCGCTGCCGTCTCCGGATAGCATTGTTTCGATTGCAGATAGCGCATCGACCATCGCGCAGATTGCCATATCCCGTGCCCCTTCTTCTGGCTCCGTCACGGTGTAGATCCGTTCATACCGGCAAAGCTGCTCGTCAGCTCGAGCAGCCAGCCGGGGGAACGATTCTTCGTCAACGACGTCGCCCATGTATTCGGACAGGTAAAATGCGTAGTTCGGCATGGGCGTCACCTCCGTTATCAGCCGCCAGTCTTAGGCTTCATGACGATGCCGTTCAGAGCCGCCGCTTTCAGCGTGTTCTTCAGAACAGCACCGGCCACAAGCTCCACTTCGCCGGTTTTCACAGCACCCGGAGCGTTCATGTCCGGCATATACGAATTGATGATTCCGGTTCCGGTCGGGGAAATACCGTGGAATCCATCGAGCGCAAGGGACACAGCGTAGATGCTGGTCGTCCCTGCTGCGGATGCGGTAGCTGCAGACGTTCCGACAACGTCAACGGATGCGGTGCCGTTGTAATACTTGCCGAGGTCGACAAGCGGGATGTCGCCGAACATTTCGACCACGCGGCCAAAAGCATCCTTCGTGCGCTCATAGTAACCAGCTCTACGTGCTGCCGCGCGGACTTTGAGCAGCATGTCTCCGTTCATCATCAGCATAGAGACATCGCCGTCGATGGCATGAACAAGCGCGTCAAGCTGGTCAATAAAGGCGTTACTGTTGCTGTCCAGCTTCGAGGAATCCGACAGGTCAATGTCGGTGGTAAACTCATTGCTAGTGCCGTTTAGCAGCTTCCGGAGGCCGTCAAATGTACCAGTCACAAAACCGGTTCCGCTGGATGCGGACGTGCCATTGATGACGAGGTTGTGGAAATAGTTCGCCGTCGCCTTGATCTTCTGCTGTGCCTGGAACGCCATTTCGTCAACAGCGCCGGAGGTGTTCTGAAGAACACGGTCGACTTGGAACGAACCGCCCATGATCACGGCCTTCGCGGTCTTTTCCTCGCGTTTCGCTTCACCGGCGGTGTACTCGGTGTTGATCGCACGGACGGCGGCAGTGGACGGAGTCTTGAGCTGAATGTAACCATAGGTCAGCGTGGAACCACCGGTACCCGGAGAAATGGCATTGTCAAACGTCATTCTGTCGAGCAGGAGAGACGATCTGCGGAATTCGTCAATGATCTGCTGATCTACCTTGTCGGCCATGCCGACCTTTGCTTCTGCGAGAGTAATAGGCATAATTTAATCCCTTTCTTTCATTTCGTATTTGCGTAACGCGCCTGCATCGCGCTTCGCAAGTCATTTGGTTCCCCAGCAGGCGGGTTTTTCCCGGCTCCGTTACTATACGGAGGGGGCGTCTGTGTCTCAAAGAGATAGCTGTTGTCCTTCTTCAAGGCTTCCAGCGCCGCTTTGATGTCCGCTTCCTGATTTTTGCTTGTTCTCAATGCTTCGACGTCGAGCAGCGCGGAAATGGCTTTCGAATTCCGGCCCTTTGCGGCCGTGATCGCGTCCTTGACGCGGCCATCAAAGGCCATATTGTCAAGTTTCGCTTGCCACTCCTTATCTTTGTCCGAGAGCTGGCCTTTCAGTGTGTCAATCTTCCCCTGAAGGTCTTTCACATCCACACCGTCAAAGGCTTTTAGGCCATCCTCTGCGGTTTTCAGTCGCTCCTTGATCGCTTCATAGTCCGCAAACGGCCTTTTGGCGGCTTCAATGTCCTTGCCATTCTCGTCCATGATCGCGTCAATGATCTCCTTCGGAAGCGCCTGATCGCCAACCTTGAGATTCTGCAAAAATTCACGTTTCATTGTGTGTTCCTCTCTCCGCTACGCTTTTCTAACGGGGGTCGCATCCCCTCGCGGTCGTTCGTTTTACGACATCCCGGTCAAAATTGTATGAAAAAAGCACGGCTTCCCGTGCTTCAATCACTTTATTGATTTTCGGTAGATTTCCGCTCGCGCATCCTGCGTCCGAAGTCCAGCGGCTTTAGAGAATCGCCGGTATTCCTGATTGAGAACTTGCAGTTTAATTTGATCCTGCTGCTTTTTCTCCTGATCTCCGGTCGCTTCGTCCGCAAGGATTCGCCGCTTTTGGAGGCGCATAGAGGCTTCTAAGCGGCGCTGCCGCTGGGTGGCCTCATACATGGTGTAGTGCTTTCCGGCGTAGTCTATGCCGCGCTCGTTGTCCAGCCGGTACTTTTCAAGTTCTTCCTTCGTGTACTGCGGCGGCGTGATGCCGAGAATAATAGGAAATGCAGAATGTCCGCAATTCAGTGTACCGATACGTCGGACAAGACTGTTATTGAGCGTTTCATATTCCTCGTCGCTATATTGTTTTCCCTGAATCGGCTCGTGGTCTGGCGCGCTGGCCGCATGTGCACTGATCTCCCAGCCATTGGCCCCGAGGTCGTCATGTGTCTGATTGGAAATCTGCTCCTGCATCAGGCCAAGACCGCCCATCACAGAACGCCGCACAGCCGCTTCAATGCTTGTGTGGATGCCCGACTGATAATCAATCGTCTGGATGCCTTTCTCTGCGAGGTTCTTCACCGCAAGCCTGACGGCGGTATTATAATCCGCTGCTCCGGTTGCGACCTGAGAAAACGCGAAATCCACGCTGTTTCTGTATGCCTGTTGCAGCGGGAGCGCCCGCCCGTACGGGTCAAACATGCCGATTGTTTGCGTGATATTCGTGAAGTCATCCTGTGCCAGCTTCACCGCCGCAGACACGATCTCCTGCAACACATGATTCTCTGCAAATGGTATTGCATCAGCGGTCGGAAGCGCTTTTAGGTCGAACCGGTAGCCAACCTCCGCGCTCTGTGTCAGGAGCTTTTTGATCTCGTCATTTGAGACACCAAGCAGCTTTTTCAGGCGCTTTTTGATCTCGACCTGACTAAGTCCCATCTGCTGCGCTGCCCATATCTGATATTGAGCAGTGGATGTGAACTGCCCAGCCTTTGCAATCCGCTCCGCGATGTCTCGGATGAGGTAATCATTGATTGGGTCAGTCAACTGTCCGGCATAGTCCCGAAGCGCTGCGATCTGTTCAGCGGTAAGCATTATTCTTCGACCTCTTCAACCTCCGGCATGTACTCTTTGCGGATCTTCGCCCGATCCGCCTCAGTGTCACACGGGAGGTTGTAGTACCAGCTGAGATAACGTTCCGGGGCCAGCAATCCAGCCTGAACCTGAGACATCATCTCGGAGTTGGTCTTGTCCTCGTCGTAGAGAATACCATTGCCATACGAAATCGAAATGTCATCCGGCTCAATCGGAGCGCCGCTGTAAAGGCCATACATTTTCCCGAGAACAGAACAGACACGTAATGCTTCATTGACCGCAGCCGTCCACATCTCCTGAAGATCTTTGATTGTCAGGTTGTAGTCACCGGCGCTGGACGTGATCTCCGTTGCGGTTCTCTCTGCGGCCTCGACCTCAGAGAGGATGCCGCGTTTCATGCCGATGATGTTCTCGATGTTTCTGAGATATTCTGTCTTTCTCGCAAGGAATGACTGTTCCCGGAACTCCGGGGAAAAAATCGTGATACCAACGCTGTCCGGATCATCATCCAGCGCGGTAAACACCTTATCATCAAAAGCTCTATTGCCGTTACGGTCGCGCTTCATCATGTCAGCCGACACAATGATACGAGACTGTCCGCGTTCGAACTCGCCGTTGATCTGCGCCTCGTTGATGTTGATAAGATGGATCAGTCCAGCAGCCGGAGCATACACCGACGCTCCATCAGGAGAGCCATCCACGCAATTCACAAGCGGGATTCTCACATGAACCAAGCCAGTGGAATAAACCGGCTCCTGATACACGATTTCCGGCATAAGCTGTTCATACTTCGGCAGCTCCGATAGCGGAACTTCCACACCGAGCGTCACATCATCGGACGCCTTAAACAGTTTGTTTTCGATTCTCAGATAGCCGTTGTGGTCAACAGAGCGGCGTTCCAAAAGCGTGTAGGTGTATCTCCCGACAACCGTCTTTTCCGCTGTCCCAACGTCCGTGATATTATCCATTTCATCACGGCCAAGCACAACATAATTGCGCCGGTCAATTGTTCGGAACGCAAACATGCCGTTTACAATGATCGGTTTGATAAAGCACTCGCCGCCAACCATCGCTTTCTGTACGGCCTGTTTCCGTTCCCGGTTAAGTGCGGAGAGAAGCGTTTCCGCGAACTCGTCGGAAGCGTCCGTCTCGTATTCGGAGAACATAGTCTTTGACAACTTCGACACGATTGTGACGGGGAGGCGCTGGCTAGGGTCTTCGCCTTCTACCGGCACACTCTGATAATACAGATTGAACCAGTCATTGATTGCGCCCCTCATGGCATTGGTTGTTGTATCCTCTACACCGAACGCCTGTGCAAAGTTATATACGCGATTATCAAAAAGCGCAGCCGCAATGCTCATCTATCCGTCACCTCATTCCGAATCGTGATTTTCTGGTATCGCAAGGCTGATTCCATCCCGTCAATGTAAGCGTTAAGCCGATCGTTCTTCGCCTGAAGCTCCGCGATCTTATTTGCAAGCCGCTTATTTTCTTCAAGCAGCTCGTTCCGGCAATATGTAGGAAGGAACTTTTCAATCAGCCATCTCTTGAACTTCTTCATCTTCTCTCCTGTCGAGCTTGTAATATCTCCGCAATACTGTATTGCACATGTAACGTGTATCATCCATCGCGTGATCTGACTCTTTTATGACCTGGTCGCTGTTTTTCTCATCATCCCAGCGATACAGGCCGAACTCTCGGATTGCGTCTTTGCAGCTCCGATGTACTTTTAGTTTCCCATTCTTTAGAAGCCGCCCAGTGACACGAATACCGTCAAGTACGTCGTTATTCGCCTTTCTTACAGAAAAGCCGGATCGGCGTCGCAGTGCCGTAATAAAAGATGCTGCGGACGGATCAACGATCACCGACCTGATATATCGATCCCCGGCCAGCTTTTCAACCGCGTCGCAGTAGTCCTCGTCGGTCTTTTGCACCTTCATGTCGCGTCCGCTGTAATAATATTCCGCAATGCGAACCGCTTTATCTTCATTCACACACCACAGGCCAGCAGAAAACGGATTGAGCGTGCCATAGTCAATACTGATGTAATACTCTCCGCTTTCCGGAATCTCATCTGTGATATTATCTTCTCCAAACTGATAGACAAGGCCCTCCGCGATACACCGCTCGCCGAGGATGTCCCGGCGATACCAAATACTGCCCGTGTCGTACTGCGCTTCGATTTCTGCCAACCGTTGCGGCGTGATCGTCGCATTGTCCCGGATGGTGAAATGCTGGTAGTTGTACCGCGCGCCCATGCTCTCCGGGAATTTGTCGATGTAGTGCTCATATATCCAGTGGCCGGGTGCCGATGGGTTCAAATCCCAAAACACCCGCCGAACCCGCGCCGCGAGCTGACGGTTGAATGCTTCCTTGATTGTATCCTCATGGTGAAGGTTGATCTCGGTTGCTATCCACATCCCATAGGAGTTGCCGCGAATCTTCTTGAAGCTGTCCGCTTTCGCGCCGCCCGCGAATATCACGACGTAATCCCGCTTATGTGAGCGGATAACCAGTGCTTCATTTCCCTTATACTTCGTCCACCGGCAGCGGCCACGGAAAAGATACTCCAATCCGTAGCCGTTCGCGTCCCCGATATTCAGTTTCGCGTTTGCCGCTGTGGAACCTGTCGCAAGGTGGATGCGGTCAGGCGTCCCTTTCTCGATCAAATAGGCAAATGCCGCAATGTTGTCGATGGTCTTACCGGCACGGACAGCGCCCTCCGCTACGGAAATCGTCGCCCGCGTCGCCGCCGCGATATATGCCTTATGCTTCTCGCCGAACTTCGGTTGAAGGGTCTGCGTAATCATTCCATACCAGCTTCCGCCAGATACGCGGAAGTGTCCTCCATGTCAACCGATTCCTCCGGGTTGTCCTTCTGGCCGAGATACTGCTTCCCGAGCCAGATTGCCATGTTTGCATTTTTCTCCGCCAGTCTCCACTGGCTTCTTCTGAGCGATATTTTCCCGGCTCCGCGCTTTTGTTTGAAAACTTCGTAAAAACCAGCACCATAGGTGCGTTTGCACCATGCCTCAAGCGTTTTATCTGCTACACCGAACCAGCCGCAGATTTCCTCAAGCGTGCATTGCAGGCCGCATAGATTCTCGAACTGCTTTTGATCTATCTCCTTTTTCGGCCTTGCCATATACACCCTCCTTCCTTCGCTGGCGTTTGATGAATTTCTCCATATCCCGCTTTAAGTACGGGCTGTTTGTCTTATCAATGATCGCCTGCGCTTCTTCAATCGTCATGGAGCAATACCGCCTTTTCTCCTGTGAATTTCTCCCACCGATCAATAATGACATCGGCATACTTAGGGTCAAACTCCATGCAATATGCGTGTCTCCCGTTCTGCTCTGCTGCCATGATCGTTGTGCCAGAACCAGCAAACAGGTCAAGAACATTCTCGCCCGGTTTACTCGAGCACTGCATCTGATAGTCAAACAGCTTAATCGGTTTCATGGTCGGATGCTCTGCCGATCTCACCGGCTTATCAAAATTGAGAACAGTGGTCTGCCTGCGGTTTTTGAAGAAGTAATGCTTTTGTCCTTCCGTCCATCCATACAAGCACGGCTCGTGCTCGTCTTCTTCAATCTCACTCTCGCCATAGAGACACGGCTCATGTTTACACTGGAAATCCTTCCGGCCAAGCACAAGTGAGTTTTTTACCCAAATAAGGCACTGCCTCACGCGAAGCATTGCATCTCTGCAAGCTCCATGAAAGTTATACCCTTCAAAATCAACATGCCAGATATAGAACGGAGCACCCGGCTTCATTACCATTGCCGCATTGGAGAACGCATCGGTAAGGAACCGTCTGAAAGCTGAATCCTCCATTTTATCGTTTATGATCTTGCCAGCGGTTCCATTGTAGTCTACATTGTAGGGAGGGTCAGTGAGCAGCAAGTCCATCTGCGCCCCCCCTACGAGCTTTTGTACATCCGTCCAGGACGTACTATCTCCGCACATCAAGCGATGGTTCCCGAGTTGGTACACATCACCAATCTTGCTTTTTGGCTCCGCAGGAAGAACAGGATCATAATCATCCTCAATAACGGAGTGGTTTAGCTCGTCGCGAAGTCCCCAGTCAAAGTCAAAAGCCGACAGGTCAAGTCCAGACAGCTCCTCGGCCAGCAGTTCAAAGTCCCAGTCGCTTTCGTTGCTCTTATTGTCCACCAGCCGGAGGGCGTTCACTTGTTCCGGCGTCAAATCGTCCATACTGACACACGGCACCTCATCCATGCCGAGCTTCTTTGCAGCCAGCGCGCGGCAGTGGCCGATGATAATCACATCGTTGCGGTCCACCACGATCGGCTGCACAAATCCATACTGCCGGATGCTCTCTGCCACATTAGCGATTTGCTTTTTGTCGTGCTTTTTCGCGTTCCCCGGATATGGGGTGAGTTCAGATAATTTCCTGTTTTGTACGTTCATTTTTAACACCATTCTTTTTCAGCTCTACATCGTTACCAAGTCTGCCGCATATATCACACGGCTCCTTAAATCTGTTCTTTGTCCGTATAACAGAATAGCCAGCAGATATATAATCCTGCTGGCATCTATAACACAGTGTCCGAATATCTCTCATATCAAAGGTTGAGAGCTACGGAGTGCGGTTTCCGTAGCTCTCATGATGGAGGAATGAATCATCTGTTTGTTTTGGCATTATAATCATAAACCATATCTGATAAGACATTCAAGGACATACTAGGACACGTTTTCTCAAATCAACAGTTTTTCATCCACTTTCCGAAGCGCAATACCATGCAGCCGCGTGACCTGCCTATACGAATAATTCAGGCTGTCTGCAATCTGTTGAAAATTCCATCCACGAATGTAGCGGCGGCGTAGGATTCTTTTGAGTTCGATTTCATCCACCGAAGCGACCGCCTGTTCGATGCTGTGCTTCAACCCCTCCATTCGCTCCAATCGCTCTGCACAACTATCTTTGATCTCAAGAATCTTTGCAACCACGCTGTTCAGTTTATCTGAGGAACCGCCCCCCGGCGTGCCGCTATAACTCGCCGTTACCTTTCCAGCGATTGTATACCATTCTTCAAGGTCATGCAGAAGATCTTCAATTTCATCGCAGATATAGAGATACTGGGAAAGATACTGCTTTTTCTCTTGACTTGTCACTTAATCGCCTCCGCTCTTCAAACATTCCTCGCACGGCAGCGGCCCATTCTCATCCGAATCCAGAAACCGTTCATAGAGATCGCACCACCACGCGATACAGAATTCACAGCTATTACAGTTCTTCATCGCCGTCACCATCTAATATTTCTTTGATTTTCTCTGCGTTGCCCTTGATAATGTCCATAACAATATCGCTTTGGATATGGTTGGCAAACACAGCTTTACAGCTGGGCCCTGCGTTATAATACGCGGTAAAGGTTGTACCATCCGCCGCCATTGCAACGGCGCAAAGTGACGTAGGATGTATTTCCGGCAGTGTGCCCAGCGCTTCTTCCAGCCATGCGGAATATTCCTGCTTTGTAATGTCTTCCATTATCTCCCCGTGCTCCCGAACCCGCCGGTTCCTCTCTCGGTGTCTTCCAGAGAATCCACCACTTCCAGCTCCGGCAGCAGACAGGGCAGGATCACAAGCTGAGAGATTTTATCGCCCTTCCGCACTCTATATGGATTGTCCGAATGGTTGTAGAGCTTGACCATGATGCTCCCTGTGTAACCTACGTCGATCACACCCTCGCTGGTAATTCCGCTCTTGACGTTCAGGCCGCTCTTGCTCTTGAGAAAACCGACCGTGTTTTTGGGAAGCTGGATATGTACCCCGGTGTCAAACAGCTCACTTTCTCGCGGGAAGATGCACACATCGTCGTAAGCCGAATAAAGGTCAAGCCCTGCGTCGAACTCATGCGCCCGTGTCGGCATGATCGCCCACGGCTCCAAAACAATTTTCATAGCAGTTTTTCAATTCCTTTCTGACCGCATAGAGCTTGATTTCCAGCTCTGATCCGCTTCGCCAGCTTTTCCATTCCGCGCCTCCTTCTCGCTCATCGCCTTTACCGCTCCGAACATCAGCAGATACGCCTCTCTCCGCTCGTCGGTATCGATTGGAAGATACGGGGCCGTCAGCTTCCATGCCTCCATGTACGTCATGCCTGTCCCTCCTTATTCTCCGGAATGTCAAGGAGCTTCCTCACGAATTTCTCCGCCGCAGCCTCCGGCGTTTCCGCGTCTGACTGAAGAAACGCTATCAGCAGCAGCGTATCGAAAACAAGGCCCCAGTCAGCGGCGCTTTCATTCACCTTCCATCCCTCGTTCCCCCTCACAGCTCGGTGTCATCAGCCGTTTCCGGTTCTCGCAAATCAGCTTCTCCGCTTCCCCCAACCGGCCTTTGATCTTCTCAAAATTTTCATTCACCTTCGTTCCCTCCATCCATCAGCGCGCCGCATCCGGAGCAATATTTCGGCAGGCGCTCCGGATCATCCGTCCCGTCGTCGATGCAGTAGTCGCACTCGGAGCAGTGCCACACATCGAAAACCAGTTCGCCATCGGCATAGCCGTCGCCCTCTCCGATCCAGTGCCCATGCCGCACCGGCGCATCATTTACCCTCCTGTTCCAAGCCTCTTTCACTTCCAACCTCGTCATGCCCGGATTCGTGACGATAAATGCGCCGCCGCACTGCTTGCACTTTATCGTACATGTTTCTCCTA